AGGGTGGTTCTAGAGTAAAGGTAGGTACACCTAAAGGAGATAGTTATTGTGCAAGAAGTTTAGGTATAAAGAAAAAATTATCTAAGAAAAAACAAAACGACCCAAACACGCCAAACAACTTATCACGCAAGAGGTGGAAGTGTTCGGGGGCAAAATCTAAAAAATAAAAAAGATGGCAAAAACATTTAAGATGCACAATATGTATAGCAAAACAGGCGTAAAGAAAGTAGCTAAGACAATGGCGCAACATTTATCTTTAAAGAAAAAAGGATATACTCATACTAAAAAGAAATGAATTGTAGGTTTATAGGTGCTAATTAATAATACGTTACCTTTGTAATTATACGTCTAAATATTCAAATAAATCTGCTACATCTAGGAACAAAAGTTCGTTATAAAAAATAATTATGGTTAAGAAAAATAAAGCTAAGTGTAAAACCAAGACTAAGGCTGTTACAAATAAGAAAAAAGGAACTACAAAAACTAAGGTTGTAAAAAGAGGTTCGAGAGGTTACTAAAAGTACTACTCCTAAGAAAAAGAAATGAAACTACTAATTAAAAGATTTAGCCACGAAGAAAACCAAACACTAGGCTATGCAATCGTTTTTAACGAGAATAACGGGGTTCAATATACATTCAGTACGTTAGAGTTGCCTTGGAAGGAGAACGCTAAGAGGATAAGCTGTATTCCAGTGGGAGAGTATAAGGTAGTTAAGCGTTGGTCTGATAAATACAAAAGACATTTCCACGTTTTAGATGTACCTAATCGCTCTTATATTCTTTTACATAGCGGAAACTACAATATACACACATTAGGTTGTATTCTTTGCGGTAAAGAGCATTTAGATATTAATGGTGACGGAGAAAGAGACATAACATCATCTAAGGCTACAATGAAAAAACTTAATGAAATTCTTCCCGATGAATTTACTATGGTGATTGAGGGCTAATACGCAAAAGCGTTACACAAAACGTGTAATCCGTAACAAATTTATAAAATATTTGTGACGAAGAAAAGCCTTTATTTCTTCGTTAAATTTTCTAACCATACCACAATCACGTTACCCACCATTAGGCTTATCAGGTAATCCCATCCAATATTTTACAGTACTTAGTTTAAATGTGTTGTGGTCATCATCGTGCCACATTTCACCAAACTCACTATCATTTTCAAGCCTTGATATTACAATGTCTATATTATCAATAGGGTGTACTAATACTCTAATACCCTCTTTTGGTTTCTGTGTTTTTATATTAATCCATTTCATAATATTCTATTAGTCTATCTAAGTACTCTTTAGCTTTCCTTAAATCCTCGATACCGTTCTTTTCTTTCCATCGTCTAATGTACTTTAGGATATTACCCTCACAGAAACCTATATCGTTATCTAAGCAAAACTTTATAACATCGTTATCTGATTCGTAGTGCTTTGGCTTTATTTTATTTTCACTCATCTGTTTTAATATTATGTTCTTTTCTGTATTTAATTTCCGCAATATAAAATGGAAGATATTTATTATCAGGTCTATACTTAGAGTGCGGTATTACTCCATTATGCAATTCAATTCTATTTGCTATAATAAATTTTTCTTTCATAATCCTAAAAATATAATTGCAAACATAATAATCATTAGTATTCCCGTTGCTACTTCTGCCGTGTATTTCTTCATTGTCTTTTTATTTTAGTTTAATAATCTCTATTATTTTTAGTACCCTGCAATATCAAAAGGCTATCGTGTTGATATTCATAATTTATTGTTTTTAAATAATTTCTAATTCTACTTCATCAACCAACCCTAAAAGCATTTCTAAGTTTCCTCTTGTTAGGGTTAGATAAGCATAGTCTTTAGTGTTTAAATGTACGCAACCGTCATTATGAAACGTACAATCTATAACATCTAATTCTGCATCCACTATTTTAGCGGTAATAGTTTCCCCTTCAATGATTAGCTTATCCCTTTCTGGGCAAAGAGCATCTTCAATATTAAATTCTTTCTTTTTCATAGTTTTAATTTGATACAAATATAAAAAGAGCCTCTACATAGCAAAGGCTCTTTCTGTTAAAAATATTTAAAAGGATTCTTAAAAGTTGTGTGTAAGCCTACTTATCTGTCCTAATTCTGGGTGATGTATAAATGCTTCAATAGCAACCTTTGCCCCAAAGTAGCCCGAATTTTTGTGCCATAAATCTACTGCGCTAGGAGAACGTAGGTACTCAACAGTCATGCCTATAAAGTCCTTGCCGCTTCTGAACTTAAACATATCTTTATGGTGTATGTGATGTAAATAAGCATATCTGTATTCTGTTTCAGCCCACATTTGCTTCTCTTCGTGAGCGGCAAGATATGGTATTTGGTCTAGCTTGCACCCATCACCGTGTGAGAAAGACAGCATATTGACTCCATACTTAGCGTATTTTCTGTGTATATTACTAACGTCTAACGTTACGTTTTTATTATTATGAAAGTAGCAACTAACAGCATCTGCTAACATAAATCCACTCATATAATCGTGATTGCTCGGACAATGGATGACATTAACGTGCGCTATTGTGGTAAGTCTTTGTATTATCTGACAATAAACAATTCTAGCTATCTTAAAGTTGTCATACCACATCCCATCTGTATCTTGTGGAGTTCCAGCGGTTGTCGTTCTCTTAGTGTTGTCGATATGGAGTATATCATTACCTATTACAAAGTAAACCATATCTATATTATACGGCTTAGACTTGTCTATCAGTGATTCACTTCCTTCAATTGCTCTGCTAATCGCTAAGTCTACATCGTAGTATTCACCCGTTCCTTGCATTGTGGCTAACTTACCTATATGTAAATCAGCTATATCTAAAATAAGACAATGAGCATCCTTTATATTCTTTCTCTTGTATTTCTTAACTTTAGGGGATAGCTTACTCATCTCTGTAATCATATCCTCTTTAATCAAATCGTAGTCTACAACCTCGTCTTTAAAGTCAACGTTCTTAACTAATGTAGATGTTCCCGTTTCAGAATCTTTTACCCAAGCCACCTTCCAAGAGTTAGCTGTTATATTGTTTCGGTGTAAGGACTCATCTATAATAGAATCTAACTTTCCGTTTCTCCTCTTAATATACTTCCTTAGAGCATCTACTTTACTATACTCAACATCTCCTAGTATTTCTCTTGCCATTTTACTCCAATCAGACCTACCAGAACCTAAAAGTCCATCTATTTTAGAGTCATATTTAAACCACTTACTCATAACATTTGATTTTAGTTTTTACGAATATACTCTATTTTTTTATTTCTATATCCTGTAACCCTTTTGTTTTAAACATTTTGAGGTGGTTTCCGTCAATAAAAGGGCAACTACTGCGAAATCCACAGACAGATTTACAGAACATATTACGCTCTCCTTTTTCATCTAATAGTTCTTTGTAGTCAGGGGTAAACATTCCCTTCATACCCATTTTTTCTACCTTTAATCTACCCTCAATCTCTAGTATTCTGCCTTCAACGAACTCAATAGCCTCATCCATATCAGCCTTATTGAACTTAATAACCTTTGGTTTGTCCCAAAATTGAAAGAACTCAAATATAAGCTGTTCGGGGTATTGTCCGTGTATTTGATGATAGCCATAAGCATAAACGTATAACTGTCTAGCCTTTTCTTTTACGTTTTTTCTTGTGAATCGCTTGCTTATTTTGTAATCCCTAATGGTTAAATTGCTCTTTCCATCACTATCAACGCTTACCCTATCTACAAAGCCTTGAAATTTCTTGCCCGAAGGAAGGGTAAATTCTAGGTGTTCCTCCACCGAAACAGTTTCACCTAACAGCCAATTAGTATTCTCTTTAGTAAAGAAGGGAAGTGTTTTATTATAGTAATGTTCAGCGGCTTCTACTAGTTCACCTTCTTTATTGTAATATCCAAAAGGGTTATCTAATCCATCAACAGCATCGTACCAGCTATTCTTAACGGCTTCTAAGCAATCCTCTTGCGTCATTTCGTCTTTAGCTGCGTGTTCCATTAGGTCGTGTTCAAA